ATCGCGTTCGAGATTGCCGTACGACCGATCTTGTGGCCGGTCGTCTCGAACACCCGCTGTGCCATCTGCTTGTGGGTCAGGCCTTCCCTGATCCATGCTTGCAACGTGGTCTTATCGGGAACCAACTGGGGTGCTGGCATTCGGACCACCTCCTCATGTCACAAAGATTACCACGACCCCAGTGCGAAGTCATATCCGAACTAGGGCAAGTCATGTCACCGTCAGATAGGGCCAAGCAAGATCAACAACTACGAGGGAAGTGTCCGGGGGGGGATTTGAACCCAAGTGGCTGTGTGAAGGCTTGTGTCAAGTTGTGCCCGGTGTCACCATGTGGTAGTGTCATGTCCAGTTGCCCACCCAGGAGGACCCACGTGATCCGAGCACACTGTGATGCGCCCGACTGTACCGCGACCACCGATGTGGTCTATTTCGACTCCGAGTACGGACTCGAACTGCCCGACGGCTGGCAGGTGGACGGGGAAGACTCCTACTGCCCAAGCCATGCCATGCGCCGCCTTCCCCTCCATGGTCCGATCACCGAGGACGAGGACACCCGCCGCCTAAACGCGGAGCGCGCGATGTACGGCTACGTACGCCGCGAGGTGGAGGCGTACCTGAACAAGCCCTGGCGCATCCCGGTCTACGCGGGTGGACCGGACGGTCGTCCGGTGATCCCCCGTGCCTAGGGCGATCAGGCTCTCCGAGGCCATGACGGACTACCGGCTTCACCTCCAGGCTCGGGGCCTGGGGGAGCGCACCGTGAAGAACGCCCTCCAGCCACTGAACCGCGCTATCTCCGAGTGGGGGGACCTCAACACCACCAGCATCACGGGCACGCACATCGACCGGATCTTCCGGTCTGCCGAGTGGTCACCGGCCACTCGCAACCTGTACCTGGGGAACATGCGGCAGTTCTTCACATGGTGTCGCAGGGAGAACCTGATCTCTCGGGACTTCGACCCGACCGATGGCTGGCGCAACCAGCGAGTTCCCAGGATCGACAAGATGCGGTTGCCGATGGAGGAGTTCCCGGACCTGCTCAACGCAGCCAGACACCCACGGGACCGCATGATCTGCGCCCTGGGGATCTACACCTTCTGCCGTGGATCGGAGATCCAGACCCTCACCTGGGAGAACGTTGATCTTGCTCGGCACTCGCTCGGGGTCTACCGGCATAAGACCAGGGAGTCCGACACGCTGCCGATCTCCACGGAACTAGCCGAGGAGATCGTTCGTTGGCAGAACTGGTACCGCAGGGACCGCCACGAGATCCGGGGCAACTGGTACCTGACCCCGAGCAAGGCACCCAACCCGACGCGCTACAACCCCACCACGCGGAGGATCGAAGTGACCGGAGAGTTTGCTACCCTCCGCCCGGATCGGGTGGCTACGCACCCTTACCGCTCGGTACAGAGGGCACTGGCTGTCCTGGGGTATGACACACGGGGAGAGGGTGAACACACGTTGAGAAGGTCAGGAGCCAGGGCGTTGTTCGATACGCTGCGTGAGCAGGGCTATGACGGGGCACTCATGCGCGTGTCGTCCATGCTGGGTCACCGTGACACAAGGGTTACAGAGCGTTACATAGGGCTGTCGCTGGAGCGGCAGCAGCGGAACGAGATGATCGCAGGGCGGATCATGTTCCCAGGGATTACAGCCAGTGCCGAGGTCACGTTGCTCAGGGCGGGGAGTGCTTGATGGCTATTGTCACGAAGATCGTGTGCGATCTCTGCGGATCGGAGCCGAGTCAGGCTGTGGTCATCGCGGTGGACGGGGTACTCCCAGTACAGATCGACCTCTGTGCCAAGTGCGTGAAGTCCAGGTTGGGGGACATCATCGCCAAGGGCCACAAGCCAGTCCGTCGAGAGTCCCGCAAGCGGGTTCCGTTCACCAAGACGGAAGTCCCACCAGAGGCTCTGTAACGCACGAAGAACCCCGACCCTAGTGGACGTACCTAGGATCGGGGTTTCGTGTCTGTATGGTGCCTTTACGGGCGTCTGAGTGCCATGTCTGTGTCAGAGCAGCCTGACGACTAGTTCGATTACCCCACCGGCACCAGTTGAGTCCCGACTGGGGGGTGTAATGCGGTTCATGGTGATCTTCTCGACCATGGCTAGACGAGCCTCACCAGTGGTGAAGTCCTGCCAGTAGAAGATTTGCCCCGAGTCCTCCAGGGCTTCGAGTTGGGACAGTCGAGCCCAGGATGAACCTGGGGTGCCCAACTTGTTGCCGTTCCGGTCGGTCTCGTTGTCGTAGCACAGCAGCGGGACCTGGACCAGACGGGTCTTGGCTGGAGCCGGGACGGCTGAGACCGAGTAGAACGTCAGGATCGGGGTGTCGGTCACCGCGGTTCCGCGGTTCAGGGTCAAGGTGATGGTCAGGATCGGGATAGGCCTAGGTGCGGCCACGGCTAGGGAGAGAGAGGTCTTCCCGGCTGTTTGGGCAAGACTACCCACGTACACCGGGAGTGTGGCGTTAGGCCCGATGGCGGTCATGGCGATCGACGAGGTGGTGGAAGCGGACCCCGAGATGATGGCCGAGAGCCAGGACTTGTTCTCCGTGGTGGAGAACGCGATCGGTGGGATGTTCAGGGCACCCGAGACCTCCAGTGCCCCAGTCTCCTCGAAGAACCCGACACCGGCTACACCCAGGATGGCCGTACCGTCCTGATAGAACGCATTGGCCACGGTGTGGCCCACGGCATAGGTCTGCCGATCTGCTGCGTAGGGATAGAACGCACCACCCTGGAGTGGAGCGGACAAGTCCAGACGCATCGTTCCAGCACCGCTGGTCAACCCTGTACCGCCGAAGATGAAGCGGTCGTAGTTGGCCAGGGAGTAGACAGGACCACCTCCATTGATGATCGTCCAGTGGAGCGCACCGTAGGTGATGAACCCCACTTGGTAGATGCTCGTCGAGATGGTCGCAACTCGAATGCCCTTGTTCGATGCGATCCCGAGGAACCCTCCGAGGTAGTTCTTCATGTCGTTTATGATCTCGCCAGCCGGGAGTTCGGCGATGATCGTGCCCTTGGTCAGCATGGGGAGCAGACCGCTAGAGAGGGTGGTATCCAGTCCGAACATATAGATCAGGGACTTGTTGCCCGAGTAGCCAGCGCAGTAGATCGCGGTGGGTCCTTCGGCAATCGCGGTGAACTTGAAGGCGGTATTGGTCAGGGTCAGGGTCGCGGTAGGCAAGGTAGGGCCCACACCCACGAGTTCGTACATCTTGGCGTCGATACAGGCGATGAGTCGGGACTTGACCCAGGCGATGGTGACTGTGGTGCTACCAGCCAGGTCCCAAATCTTCGTACCGACACCGGAGGCCATGGGCATCGAGTAGATGCCATCACCGGCAGCGGCGATGTAGACGGTGGTGCCATCATCGGTGGTGCTGCTGATCGCCCCAACGCCACCCCAGGTGGCTGCCACCGTTGAGCCGCCCTTGGTGTGGCGAGAGACGGTGGCTCCAGCGGACAGGATCGCCAGACCCGAGCCGTAGGTGTTGACGAACAGGTTGCTACTCGTCGAGGTGGACGCACTGGTCATTAAGGGGAGCAGGGTCGCCTGTCCCCGAATGCTCATAACGTCGATCCCGAGCGAGGAGAGGAACTGGAAGCGTGCCTCGTCTGGTCCAGTGGTCAACGGCTCTGCCGTCAGGATGCCTGCACCGAGGTGCCAGGACTGCTGGCTACGCCGCCAGACACCCGAGTCCAACGCCCACTCACCAGGGCTACGCTCCTGGTCCACACGCTGACGTCGGAAGTCAGCGGTGCTGCGTTGGATCGGGGTCTGGAGGTTGTTGGCGAACAGGAAGGGCAGGCTACCTACCGAGCAATCCCACGCTCGATCCGTTGGAACATAGGTGCCAGCGACGCGGCCAGTCAGGTCGGAGATCGGCCTGCTAGTGATGTCGAAGGTAACCATGCGTCTTCCGCTCTACTTGACGTTCTTGGTGACCAGGGCGTAGGTCTTCGGACCAACGATTCCATCCACCGGCCACAAGCCGGGGTGCAACTTCTGGAACCGTCGAACCGCAGCGAGGGTCGCTGGTCCGAACTGCCCGTCAGCGGCGATCCGCAGTCCCCGCTGACACGCAACCACGGCAGGACCATGGGCACCCATCGTCATGTTGCCGGGGAACTTCGGTACTACGAATCGAGCGACCGGAGCCGCGTGAGCGGCACGCGGGGTCACCAGAGATGCAGCAGTCCTGGCGATCGGGAGGAACTTCTTGTACGCCCCGTTGTGGTACGAACTCCATGAAGACCAGTCATGCCCACCACGAGAGATAACGAACGTGGCCCTCGCTGCCGTGATGGGATTGAACGCCTGAGCGTCAGTGACCTCCGAGTGCCAGTGCGAGTTGATCTGCCAGAGTCCACGATCCCGAGTTCTGCCGGGATCGTGATTGGTGCTGACCTCCAGGGGGTGACCACCAGACTCGGCATAAGCCTCGGCTATGGCCATGATGAGTCCCTGACCGCGGAAGCCTGCACCGTAGGCGAATCGCCCGATCTCCTGGGGAGTCAGGGCTGCTGCCTTCCTGGTATGGACGGAGAGCAGACCATTGGCAGAGATGCCCAACTTGTGCTGGACGTTCACCACGTCAGCCAGGGTGCAGTTCGCACCCTTCGCCTTCGGCTCCCACGCCTGGATCAACTCGATGTGCATGGAGTCGCAGTACGACCCCACGGTCCAGTCACCACCCCAACCGAAGATCCGCTTACCACTCGTGGTGGTGAACAGATCCATAAGTCGGTTCATGTTCTTGATCTGAGAGAGAGAACAGTGCTGGAGATGATCCGCTGGCCATGCAGGCCAGTGGGCATCGGAGGTGGTGTAGTGGATGTCAACCGCGGTGCCCGAAGCGTGGTTCGACAGGTACGCCGAAGCCATCCGAGCATTGCGGTACTGCCACCCGTCCACTGGTCCGAGGTGCAGCGGCACCACGAACTGATTGACGAGTGAGAGGAAGCCGAGCCAAACGCCGAGAGTCTCTTTCCGCACAGTCACCTGCTTCGTAGTGCCGGGAACGGTCCCGGTCGCTAGAAGTGGCGAGGCTCCTTCGATCGCCTGCCACCCGTTCAGAGTGATCTGTGTCATGTCACGCTCCAGCGGGAGTAACGGCGTTCGGGTCTGCGAGGGTGGGGTCCACGAGGGCAGGGTCAACCGGAGCGGTGACCGGGACTTCCGCAGGAAGCGGAGTCGCCGGGATAAGTCCACTCAGGTCTCCAACGTCGTTGGCTACCGTAAGAGCCTCCGTCGCCAGCGACGGTCCATTGTTACCCACACTCGAACTCACGACCGAAGTACCGATCGAGAGCAGTGCAGCCACGAGGCTAGTAAGAGCCGTTATCTGAACGCTTGGGTGTACCGCACCGGATACTCCGACCGCATCGGCTGCGGACGCAGACGTGGTGATCGCCAGGTAAGCCTGGAGGAACGTCTTGATCGCTCGTTCAAGTGACGCTAGGGAGAACTGCTTGGAGAACATAACTACCTTCCCTCGCCCGTAGGGCGGATAGTGGAATGACGTTGGTTGTGGATTGCGTCAGTGCAACGCGAGGAATGCGGCCAGCAGCAAGGGCGTGAACGCGAACGCCAAGCCCAGGGCGACAAGGCTGACTCGGCCAAGAGTGCCACCGAACGCAGCAAGGCCGAAGCAAACGACCGCAGCGAGGTAGAGCAGGAAGTCGAGGATGCGCATGGTGTGCCCTTCTAGGATCTAGCCATGGATGACGATGAAGGTGACTGACGCAATACCGATGAGCAGCGATATGGCTGCCAGGATTTGAGCGACATCTGCACGTCGGTTCGTCTTCGACTGTTCGGCGCCGATGTCTTCTCCCTGATTCAGGTCGAGACGGCGGGTGACGCTCAACTCAAGAGAGTTGACTCGCTCACCTATTCGGCTGAAAGCGTCGTCTGACTTCTCACCGACCTGCTTGATCCGCAGGTCCGACTCAAGACGGAATGCATCAAACCGCTTCTCAGCAGCAGCCTCGGCCTTATCCACGGCTTTCTCCTGCGCTTGTAGCGCAGTTTCCACCGCTTGCTTCGCGGCGGTCAGTGCGGTGGCCATGGCCGTTGACTGGGCGAGGAATGCGGCATCGACAGCACGAGTTTGAGTCGCGTACCGTTCGTCGAGCATGGTTCGCAAGTCCTGTAACTGCTGGACAAGCATGTGCTCCAAGTCCTCGATCTGGTGCTGCAACAGCACCTTGAGAGTGTCGGGTGTCCATGCCTCGGTGTTCTCGGCCACTACAACTCCGCGTCGATGGCGAGGATGGCCGCGGTGACACCGTTGGCGAAGAAGTCGTAGTAGGCCCCAGCGGTGAGACCCGACGCTACGGGCACGGACAGGCCAACCTCCATGGTCGAGGTGATTGCCGTAGAGAGTGTCGGGGCGGCGTTCATGGCCACCGTGGCGGGTCCATTGTTCAGGCCGTAGTCTCCCGCAGTACCATCCCATATGACGGCGTTGCGCGTGTTCCACGCCGCACTGGTGGCTATCGCCGTAGGAGCGGTTCGGAGTGGAACGGGGCATCGAATGGCTACCCGCGCAGCACCAGTGCTTGTTGCGCATCCGGTGGCGAAGTAGGTGTTTGTGGTGCCACCGCCGCGGTTGACGAAGTAGCGCTGACAGGCAGCGAGTGTCTCGGCTACGGGTGGAACTTCCCAGCCGGTGAACACGGTGCCCAGTTCCACCTGGACGGCCAGAATCCCCATTGCTACCAGCGGGCCGTTACCCGTTACCGGGCGAACGATCTGGAATATGAGGCTACTGTCGGCGTTCGCGCCTAGGGTCTTTCCGGCGATGCTTGGAACGTTGAACGTCACGCTGAATGTCTGGTTGGCCCCAGTCGCGGTGAGCCCACCCCCCGCCGTGGTGGCAGACGCCGATGGGGCACCACCTGACCCGAAGTACTGCTGGAGTTGGAGGGAAAAGTCCACCGACCCGCCACCCGTGTTGACTAAGATCGTTGCCGTCACGGTTTGTCCAGCGAGACTGGACACATGCTCGATTGGCTGCTGCAGGTACGACACGCCCGTCCCGACTACCGAACGGTTGAACACCAGTTGATTGGGACTGTACCCGGGGAGTGCTCCGAGGTTGGATACTGCCACCTGCAAACTCCCAGTCGCCCCCGAACCCAGTACGAAACTCCAGCGATCCGCCGTGTACCCGGTGGACGGGTACGTCACCGCACCCCGCTGGTTGATCGGGAAGCCGACAGCGTTGATGAGGGCGTTCTTACGACCTCGCGCCCCACCCTGGAGAGCCACAATCTCAGGGATCGTCTTGTTTGTGAGCGTCTGAACGTCGGTGGTGCCGACAACGGCACCGGCAAGTCCATGGACCGCCGTAGAAGCATTGACGTGGCTGTTCGCCTCGTCGAAGTCTCGACCCGAGATGCCGTGCTGCACCGTCGCACCGATGGCGTGGGAGATGGTGCCGGAGGTGCCATCAACACCACGAGTCACAGTCAGGTGCAATCCTGACTGGACAGTGACGTCAACGACTTCCTCGTTCGCCGTGTTCTGCTCCAGGATCAGCGTGTAGGGCACAGGGCCAGGGAAGCCAGTGGTCGCAACCACGTACATCTCGGTGGCACCACCGGCCAGGAGCGCGGTCATGGTCGTAGGCGTGGCGACCGAGGAGTAATAGCGGCGAGTCATCTAGACACCCTTAGTCTGTGTAGTGCGAGCGGATCGAGTGGAGACGTGACTGATTCAGGGCCTCGTCTTCGAGGCGGTCCTTGTACATCTGGTAGACGTACTTGGCGAGACTGATACCGGAACCGATTGGACGGTTCTGCCCACCGAAGTCGGCCTCTGCTGAGTTGCCGAAGACGTGCGGAAGGTCCAGGTAGTTGATGAGTCGGAACGTGGCACCCGCACGGATGCAGTCCACTACCGATGCACCTAGCCCAGTGGTGGTCACGAAGTCGTCGGTCTCAGCCACCAGGGGAAGCGGGGGAGAGGCATAGACGACACGCACCGTCAGACCTGAACCAAGCGAGTCCAGCAGGGTGAGCGAGGCACCCGTGGTGAACGTGGTGGCGTCAGCGTCAGCCTCAATGCGGTAGCGCCGCATCGGGTTCCATTCCTTAGTCTGGTTGTTCGGGTTGTACGTCACCGAAAGAATCTTGTTCGCCAGTGCGGGGACTGAGTAGGTGTTCACTCCACTCGTGGTGGCGAACTCGTAGGTCTTGATTGAGGACAACTTCGGGTACACCCCGAGGATGGCTTCGTTGATGGCAGTCTTCACCGCGGAGCGGGGAACCATCGGTGCGAACGTTACCTTCGAGTTGGCTGTGTGGGTGGCGGCAGTCGTGCCCTTGTAGCCACGACCCCAGGGAGCCAGAACGACGACCCCGCTAGAGACGCTGACAGACAGGGCGAACAGCAGTTCGTCGTCGATCTCTACCAGTCCGCGGGCGAACTGCGTGGTGTCGCTGATCGCCAGCGTCAGGTCGGTACTCAGCGCCTGAGCCGTGAGGTAGGTAGCCTGGTCCTGGCTCGTCGAGTAGCCCGACATCTGTAACAGCGTCGAGTCGATCAACTGACCGTAGGTGGTCACATCTGCCCCGCTTCTACCGCAGCCTTGATGACGCGCTTACTGGTCAGCAGGTTCGATGGCGGCATGGTCCCGGAGTCGTAGGCGACACCCGCAACCTCAGAGATCCGCTCGGCCATTCGGATCTTGTCTGTGGTCGTCCCCTCGGGCTTGATGCCCGACTCGACGGTGGTCTTGTAGAGGTCGAGTTCCCTGTCCCAAGCCTTCTGAGTCGAGTAGTCCCTGCCGTTGCTGGAGTCCGTGTAGGCGATCCGCAGGTGGGCGTCACGCATGCAGTCGCCCCAGTTGGCGTGGTCCTTTGTAAGGCACCCGGTGCGACAAGTCACAAGAACTCCTAGGAAGTTTGGACATAGCAATGGGAGGTGGGCCGAAGCCCACCCCCCATCACTGTGAGTACTGCTACCTGCGACTTTCGACTACGCCCTACGATCAGGCATTGTCGATCGTCGAGGTGGTTTCGAGCCGGTAGATCGACGCCTCGCGGTAACGCTTCCAGCCGACCATCCCGTACCAGGAGATCGGGCGGAGCCGCAGCATCGGGTCGATGATCGGCCCGATCACGATCCCCGGTTCGATGGCACAGGCCTCAGCGAGAGCCTGCTGACCGACCAGGAGGGTGCGGAAGTTACGCGCCGCAGTCGCACCATCCGTCGCGTTGTACGCACGCGGGGACTCGATCCAGTAAGCACCGTGAACGACGCCGAGAATCCCATTGAGGATCTGCGGGACGTTCGGGTCGGTGTACTTACGGATGTCTTCCCACGCGCCCGAGCCAGACTCGGCGCGAAGGTCGTGTGCGACCTCCGGGTGGATGTAGCCACCGAACAGGTTGCCCAGTCGCGGGATGGCGTTGCCAGTCCGCAACTTCGCTGTGGCTCGACGAACAGCCGCACCAGTGATGGCGAACGTCGAAGCGCCACCAACAGTGGCCGTCGAGGTGGCCGTGCCGGTGTAGGCAACATTGGTGCCACCGATGAGTTCGGCGACGACAACCCTGTCCAGCGAGTCGGCCATGTTGTAGGCCACGATGTTGGCGACAGCCGGGTCCACGTCCGAGAACGCGAAGGCCTCCAACTTGCGGGTCTCCGTAACCGTCTGGCCGTACTCGGCCAGGGTCACGACGACCGTGTTCAAGTCGGAGATCCCGACCGAAGCAGGGTTCGCGGTCTCTGTCAGGGTCGCCGTGTTCGGCGCGAGGTCCTGATAGAGCGAGAACGTGATGGTGGAACCAGGCATTGCCAACTGCGCGGGTCGCTTGTCAGCGATCCCACGGAATAGCGGCTGCGGTCGAAGCGCGAACTCGATGTAGCGGTCGTACGCAGCCTTGACAATGCCAGGAACCTGGGTAGTCGAGGTATACACGGACACTTGGGTCTATCCCCCCCTTCGGGGAATCAGGGTGAGCGGTTGCTAGAACGCCGACCGAGGCCCATTCGCAGAACCGAACAGGAGTTTCGTCAACTCCTCCGGCGACTGCGCGGAGGCGACCTGGGACATCAAGAGATCCAGATCGTTGGCATCGGCTGGCTTACCGCCTGCCTGAGCCGCAGAGATTCGCTGCGAAGCGAGAGCGTCAGGGGACAATGTGCCCTGATCTTTCTCGCCCGGAGCGCCAGTAGGCGCATCCGTCACAACTGCGGGACCGAACAGGTCTCCGTACTCATCCAGCCACGTTTCGATGGCTGCTTCGTCGGTGCCTAGGTCGGCTGGCAGTAGGGCTGCGATCTTCGGGTTCAGGCCCTTGGCCTGAATGGCGTCCTTGACGGAACGTAGGCGATTCGAGGACTTGAGCGTGGAGTTCTCCGCGGTCAGTTCCTTGAGTTGCTTTGCCATCTTGCGATTGGCCTGACGCAAATCCTTGATTCCGTCACCGGAACCATTGTTGTCGTCATCGTTGTCGAAGTCGTCATCGTCGTCGTAACTCATGGTGCTCTCCCTGATTTGTCGCAGACCTCGTAGACGCACCAGGGGTGATGCGTACGGCTTCTGCTACCGGGCATGTACGCCAGTCGGGGCCGGTCGGACCGACTGGGGCTTGTGGGGGCTAGATGCCCTGTTGTGCAAGAGACGTGGCACCGATGCCGTTACGTCCCTCGAAGCGTGCCTTCTCATCCATGGCTCGACTACGACTTGCCATCGTTGCGTTGGCATCGCCAAGCACTACCGCGTCGATGGACTGGTTCGGGTCGATAGGTCCGTCGCCCTGGATGGTGGCCAACTTCTGCTGGTTCTGCGCCTGGAGGCCAGCCTCACCGAACGAGGAGACCAACTGGGCATAGGACTGATTCTGCGTCTGTGCGGAACCTGCGTACCCGTAGGCCTGCTGCTGCGAGAGGTTGAAGCCACCCTTGGCTGCGGCAGCACCCAGGTCGATGGTCTGCAACTGACGCTGGATGATCGGCTGTGCCACGGTGCCGTCAAGTACGTTGGCCAGCAGCGAGCCGTTGTCGAGGCCGTAGTAGTTCTTGGCAGTCGCCATGAGGTTCGGGTCGGATGAGTTCAGGATCGCCTGGGCAGACTGGATGCGCTGCTCTACCTCGGTAGGGGCAACACCGTTCGTCATCCAGGTCGAGAAGTCAGCGGGCTTGTCATAGAAGCCAGCGGGCAGTCCGTAGTTCCGCATGATGTTCGAGTAGGACTGCTCCTGGGAGATGTACGCACCCTCAGTGATTGCTTCACCGCGTTGGCGCAAGGCAGCCATCGCCGGGAAACGCGCCTTGTAGGCGTCGGAGTTCTCAAGGTTCAGGGTTATCGTCGCGGAGGTGTTAGTGGGGTCCTTGAGCATGTCGCCAAGAGTCGTAGCAAGGTCTCCCATGCCGTAGGAGACGAACATGTCCTGGAGCATCTGTAGCGCGGTCAGGCCGCCATCGGTGGTGGTCGTGGGGTCGGCCATTAGGACGCCAATCCGAACTTCTGGAGAACGCTAAGGCCCATGTTGGTATAGGTGTCCTTGGCGTTCTGCGTGTGCTGCCACCTCGGGTCGGCCATCACGTCGGCACGGAACTGCCACGTCGGCTTGATCGCTGGCTGTCCATCCGCACCTACCTGAGTGAATGCCTTACCGTCGCGGAACAGGGGGTCATCCATCGTGTTCGTCGAAGTCAGGGGAGTCTCCAGGAGACTGGAGGCGATGTCGGTGTACGGCTTGATGAGATCCGACAGATCGTGCCCTGCCGTCAACTGCGGAGCGAACACCGAGTACTTGGCGGCAGCAGCCGCACGGATCGAAGTGTTGTAGTACTCCGAGTCGCGGGTGTTGTCCATCAAGTTGTTCTGGTAGTTCGTCAGGTCACTGGCGGTCAGGGTGACCCCGTTGTTCAGGGCGGTCGTCTTGATCTGGTCCATGGCTGACCCCACCGCTCCACCACCAGAGGCGGTGCCGTGGGAGTTGACGATCAGGCCCAATGTCTGCTGCTCGTTCAGCCCGTACATGTAGGCGTCTTTGGAGACTGCCGCTAGGTCGTGGGCACTGAGGTTGATGCCCTGGGCGGTCATCCATCCCTGGATCGTGGACGTAGTACCGGCGAGATTCTGCTTGTACAGCGCTGGGTTGTTCACCGACTCAGCCTGCTTCTGCATCACCTTCGAGCCGTACGTCTTGAACCATGACGTGCTGGCGATCAACTCGGCGGCACGTTGCGGATCGGTGATCTTCTGTTTGGTGATCTGATCCATGGCCCACTGGAGGTTACGCCCACCAGAGTGGTCCATCTTGATTAGCGCGTCGGTCATCCCGAAGTACTGCGCGATGTAGTCGTTGACCGCTGCATTCGTCGGAGCGGGCTTCGGAGCCGCCTTCTTCGCGGGGGCGGGCTTCGCCACCGTGGGCTTTGCTGCTGTGGGATGCGGGGTGCTAGTCGTCGCTGTGCGTACTGGTGCGGGAGTCGGAGCCGTCGTGTGTACTGGAGCCGGTGCCGGGGCACTCGTACCCGCACCGGGATCTCTAGGCATTACATCGCCCCTAGCAGTTGCATCGCTTGACGGAAGATCGTTGACTGGTGGTACGCCTTGTACTCGGTGCCCTGCTCGATCGGATTGGTAACCGTCTGCTGGCGGCCTTCCCCAGTGGCACCGGACTTAGATGTGGTGCTGCTGTTGCGGTTACCCAGGTAGTCCACGGTTCCACTTTGCGAACTCGTAGTCGGGTGACTGGTCTCGTAGGAGTTGATGGCCGTCCGGTATGCGGCAAGTTCCTTGGGCGTGGCTTCCCTGCCGAGGAGGGCCTGCATGACGTTGTTAGTGATGTACTTCGCCGTCGCAGGATCACTGAGCGATATGTCGGTGGTGGAGGAGTTGAACGTCTGCTTGTCACCGGCCCAGTGGTAGACGCCGTTCGGACCCATGACCAGCGACCCTTTGTTGCCGGTCTGTGCAGCCCACTGGGAGAGATACTGGTCAGGGGTGACCTTGTTCCCACTCGCGTTCATAATCGACGTGAAGTGGTTGACGTTCTCCCAGGCTCCGTACCAGTCGATCGGACCAGCAGTAGTGGGGTTGATGAGACCCGCTCGGAACAGATTGGTGAGCGTGCTCATACGCCAAGTCACGTCAGCAGGAGCCGTACTGGTCCACTTCGATGCCCACATATTGTAGACATCCGGCCATTGGGTGACCCAGTTGTCTACCCCGCTGGGACGTCCTACGTCGAAGTGGCTACCCAGTCGCTGATCGACCGCGGGCTGCTGACCGTAGTAGATCCCCTTGCCGTACATGGTGTAGCCACCGTACGGACTTGGGTTCTGAGCGATGACCGTCTTGTCTTGACCGCGCTGAAAGTCCTGCCCGAGAGTCGTCCCCAGCCCATCGAGGGAACCTGTCCCAGGAGCATTACTCGTGTTGTACGGCGTGGGGGTTACGTTGGGGCTTCCCGTGCTGCTGGAACTGGTGACCTGCGGATTCGTCACCGACGACGGGGCGGCGGTGGCCGTATCTGGCGTCATCGGTGCTGGGGCTGCGCCAGTGAGTGGATTGGTATCGCCCGTGTTGGGAGAGGCTAAGGCCGAGGGCGTGATCTCGGGGGGAGAAGTAATCGGACTCACTTTGAGGCCACCACCGTATCGCCTAGGAAGGTCTGGTGATACCAGTCTGAGAACGCGATGCTTCTATTCATTAGGTCCTGAACGGTTGACTGGAGCCACTGGCGAGCAACTGCGTTCTTAGATGAAGTCAACGTCAGGTACGACTGATCCCCGGTCTGTTGGTCTGCCGAGATCATGTAGTCGCTGACCTGACCACGAGCCGTCAGGTATGCGGCTATCGACTTCACCACCGGGTCATTACCGTGGTCTGCCATGAACTGCTTGTCACCAAGTAGGTGGCCGTAGAACTGGTTGCGATCATCGAAGCGCGTGTTGTCCTTGTTTACGAACGCATCGCGGAAGGCCGTGTTGCCGGTAGCAACGAATATGGCATTGGCGATCGTCTTGCGGACCTGACCCAACTTGGTAATCGTCGAAGCCGGGAGGTTCGGTGCGTTAGGATCGACGCCCTGGGACTTCACCTCGGCGGTGAACTCCCCATATATCTTGTTGAACTGCGTCCAGCCCTCGGCCTCGTAGGCCTGGGTCTGGAGAGCGGTCGGGTCCTTCGAGTCGCGGTACGCTCCACCGCTCTGCGTGGGACCGTTCGCGGCTTGCCAGTTGTAGGCAACCTGAGAGAAGTCAGCAGGGTTGTACTGCCCCTGACCGTAGTTCTCTACGAACGACATGGCTGCATTGCCGACTCCGAGAGAAGAGCCAAGAGCCAGCACGTCCTTGTACTTCTGCTGGTTGTCTACCGTCTTAGCGGTGGCGTAGCCGCCACCAGAGTTCTGCGACAGGCTGGGCAGGATGGCGAATGCCTCGGGGTGCTTATCCAGGAACGCGATGTCGGCGACCTGACTAGCGTTCAGTCCACGACTTGGATCGGCTACGGCGGTAGCCCTCATCTGACGAAGCGTCGATGCGTACCAAGTGACGGGACTGTTGTAGGTAGCCGAGTACGGCATGAAGACCCCGGCAAGAATCCGTAGTCCCCAGAACTTCGCGGTCATGTCACGGATCTCAGCAGCCGTTGGCATCTGAGCCAGTTGACCTGTCTTCACCTGGAGCGAGGCGAACTGCGAGATTCGATTCATGGCATTGTCGAACGACAGATTGCCGTCGCTCTGCGCCGTCAACTTGTTGATCGTTGCGGGCAGGAACATTTTGAGCGTTCCGGCCACGGCTCCCTTGAGGCTACCCATGCCGCTCGGTACGCCAACCGGGAAGGCCCATGACAGCAACTTCTCAGTGCTCGGCTGCGAGTCAACGATCGCGGCAAGCGGAGCGGCCATCATCGGCCCGATGCCGGGGTTCCATGGCATTCCCTGGAACATGACATCTGGTGAAGCGATCGTCACACCCTGGGTGTACTTGTCGATCTCGGACTGAGACATCTTCGGGAACAGTCGGCCACCCGTCACGGCGCTACCCACAGCATCCATCGGTCCCAAGGCCTTGTTAGTCCACTGTGGCAGCATGACCGAGTAGTCCTGCGGGTGGGTGATCGCCTTGCCGTAGTCGTACTCCCGCTGGCCGGTCTGGTTGTTCGTGATGACCGAGTTGGCAAAGAACAGGTTGGCACGATCAGCCAGGAACGCCACGCTCTCAGGGGTGTGGACCATGAAGCCACCCCAGCGGCGAAGCACGTTGTCCCAAGCCGTGTAGAACGGGAAGACGAATCGTAGGCTACGAGCGGCACTCGAACGCTGTTCGATTGTGAACAGGGTCTTCATCACCTGACGACGAGCAACCTCACGAGAGCGATCCTGTAGTGCGTTGATCTGACCCAGTGTGAGTTGAGGACTCAGCCCTTCCTCGGCTCTGCGCTGCATCGCGTAGTTCAGGGAGTGACGCATGTTCTCGTTGTAGACCGCGTTGGCCAGTGGGTGACGGGCCAGGACATTCTCGGGTATAGCCGACAGGAACCGGAAGATACGGGCAGTCCCGTTGTTGACTATGCCACCAACCGTCATCTGGTGACGGCCCTCAGCCGACATGGGCAGCAGGCTCGCAGCCAACTGGGGCAGTTCCTTCGCCGGTTGGTTGAAGGGCGTTGGCTTCGTCAGCCAGTCGCGCAGTTGGCTCGTGGTGATCTCGCCCTTATTACGCAGAGCGTCAAGCACCTCGGGCTCACCGGCATATAGGTGGAGGGAGTTGGCAACCTTGTGAACCAAGTCGGTTGCATCCTCGATGTTGCCGTGGTGGTACTGCAAGAACTCTCGCACGTAGGCGACGTCCTGCGGCGAAGAGATGAGATCCTGTGCGATAGCGTCAGGGTGTTCCCCGGCGAGAATCCGCTTGACGATCGGATCCAGTTCCTTGGTGGAACTGTCGCGGAACATATGGTTCAACACGTTCGCTCGACCCTCGAAGTACCGGGGGTCGTTCGGGTCCAGGATCGACTGTCGCTGCGAAGCGGGACCTGAGTTCATAATCAGGTTTCCGTCGCCGGCAGTCTTGTCGACCGTGTGCTCGGCACCCACCTTGCTGAAATAGATTTCACCAGTGGTGCCATGGGAGAAGCCCTCGTGTGTGACGGGACCGTAGTGGGTGTTCTCGGTAACGTCACGGCTGTAGGAGTTGGCTCGGGCATTGTTCAACCCACGTCGCTCGATCTGCTGCTCACGAGCGGCGACCTGTTGACGGAGCCATTCGGCTTCGGCATTCTGGTTGGCCATCTTCGATGCCAACCCTCGGGCAGTCTGGTCCCACCCGTTCTCCCAAATGGACTTAGCCATCTGCTCAGGACCGTCGTGGACCAGGGCGTGAGCCGACTCGTAGCGAATCAGGGAGGAGTACTTCTCCAGGCCACTGGCCGGGATCTGCGTGCCACCGAGTTGAGCGGCTTCCAACTTGCTCTTCGTGGGTGCCTTGCGGTCGCGCCTGGCCTGACGGTTATCCGAACGAACCGCCTTCATGGACGGCTTCAAGTTCAGACTCGGGTCCAGGACTGGACGACCATCGGGACCAGGAATCAGCCAACCATGCTTCTCCGCGAGGTTACCCATGAGGTCCGCTTCGTGGTTCATCACCGCGTCACTCCAGCGGTAGGAGGCGAAGTTCTTGACGCCCAGGCTCGGCTTGCCATAGGCAACACCGGGATCGCGGAAGTTGCCGTTGGCGTTCACGTCGGCGTAGTGGCCATTGTTCAGGACGGTCGTGCCCCAACCTTCGTCCTTGACTGCGATGCGGGCATAGCCGTTCTCTTTCGCCCAGGTCGTCAGTTTGGCCTGTACTGCCGGATCGGTCCACGCACGCGAGGCGTGGAAGTCGTTGAAGGCCTGACGGCCATCCTTGCCGGTGGCAGCGTGGATCATGTCCTGGGAGTCAGGGGTGAACTTCGTGGCATCCAGGTCGCGCCCGAAGGTGCGGATCTCCTGGATGTGCGGCTTGATGTCAGCCGGTAGCACGCGGAACGTCTCGCGTAGCGTCGAGTTCTGCTTGACCTTCGGGTCCTGGGACTTGACTTCCTTGAACACCCGACCATCAAGTTGCTTCTGAGTTACCAGTCTCCACCCGGTAGTCCCGTGAACCTCGACACGGGCACCAGCGGCAGCCTGATCCCGGACGTCCTGGAGCATCGCGTCATACGACTGGTGACGGTTGGTTGCCGTGGCTCGCAGGAGACCAGCATTGGTGTACTGCTCGCCGTTGTACATGACGTAGTGCTTGTCTATCTCGGACTGAGCACGCTGCAACGACGGGGTACCAGACAGCAGTCCATCGTGCATCTGCACCTCGCCATCAAGGGAGACGTGGTACGTCGTACCCGAGGCATGCGTGGCTTGGATCTCCGCTACGCGAAGACCGCGGTTCTCGACCTCTTTGGCGAGCGCCTGAGTAGCCTTGTCCGGTGGCGCGAACAGGTCGCCAGTCGAGGTGTCTACACCACTGGGATTCCGGTAGGCACGAGCCGCACGAACGGCGGCATACTCCTCCGGCGTAGTCTTGAAGTTTGTCTTGCCGATGGCGTCGTTGATGGCAACATGCCCAGCGGCACGGGTAGCACCACGCTCCATGTCCAGGGAGGCCTGTCGCGCCCTGAGACCGGGCAGGTCTTGGACGAACCCGGCACCACGACCCATCTTGTCGATGATCCCCATCGAGGACTGCTTGGTGTTCGTTAGGAGCGTCTTCGCGTTCTCGGCACCGAACGACCCAAGCGTCTTGAAGAGGTAACCGCTCGCGGCGGTGGAGAGGTAAGCCTCACCGACGTTGCGAATGGCGTAACCGACGCGCAGGAGAGCACTGATCTTGAAGGCATTGTTGAGGGTGTCCGCGATCGGGATGGCCGACTTGTTCAGCCAGTGAACGCCACCACCTCGAACGCCCTGTCGCCCTTCCGACAGCATCACCGAGTGCAGTTTCTTCAAGTCGAACAGGGGGAGGACGTTGCCCTGACCGCGTTGCAGGTACGGGTGAACGGAGATAACCGGACTATCACCATCCATGAGCGAGAGGAAGCCCCGGTCCTTGATCCGCTGGATAGCGGTCGTGCGATCCTGTGTCAACTTCTTGAAGTTGGCGATGATGTCGGCCTTGGTGATGTTCGTGTCCCACCCAGGCAGCGACGAGATGTGGTCGTAGAGCGCGTTGACCCCAGCCTCTTCCAGCGCCTGCATCGTCTGAATGCGGATCGCGGGAGTCTGTGACCCAATGATCTGATCGGCCCACTTCTGAGCCTCACCCGAGGCAGCAAACTCGCCTGCCGTCAGGTCGTTCACAAGATGCGTGTAGCCGATGCCCTCGACCCAGTGGTTCGAGTTGTTGGCGTCGTAGAGATACGACGGACGCATCACAGAGAAGAATCGACCCGTTGCCTGCGAGGCATCCACGATCTTTCCGCCGACGTTCTTGGCGTACTTGACGATAGCCACAGTAGGGTGATCCATGGACAACTGGTGGAGGTCTGCCATAGCGAACGGCTCTTGGTTATCCGCAACTGCCTGCATCGCACTTGGGTCATCAACGTGGCGAAGGTTGCTCACCGAACGAACCGCAGCGTTCTGCTGTGCCCGCACGATACGGGCGAACAGCGGACCCTCGCGGGTGATGAATGGGGCGTCTGTCGTGGCGGCGTTATGTAGAGCCGTGGCGTAGCGGTCAGCCATCGGACCATCTGCACCAGTGGTCAGATTCAGGATGCTCTGGTGCTCGTCAAGGATCTGCGGGTGGTCGATGAGATCCGAGCCGGTGTCCATCGCCAGTTTCGCTTCGGTGATCCCGTTCATGCCACGCTTCAATGCGTAGTTGATCGAGTTGGAGATGTCGTTGCCCTTGGTGCCCAACTGTGTGCGGAAGATGTCGCCCAACTGACTCATCTGAGCGAGGCGATCCGTCTCAGTGCCTAGACCCTTGAGGATGAACAGCGACTTGCCAACCGCATCTACGGCAGCGGAGTGGTCAGGGATCTGGCCGATGTGACCCTGGATGAACGAGATCGCGTCGGAGTTCACATTACCGTCGTGGAGTTTGAGCAACTCCATGGGGTTAGCACCATCTACGACAAACTTCATGTTCTGCATCGTGGCGCCCTCGGCCAGCGACTCAGCCGGAAGACCAGTCTTCAACTTCTCTACGCCCGAAGCGATCAGTTTCGCCTGATCTGCACGAGAGACCGAGCCGGTACCGAAGAAGTTGTTGAAGAACCCCAGGGCCTCAGAACCCTCTGAGGGTCGGACCATGGTGGCGATACGGGCAGCCTTGAGGGCGGGACCAGCAATCAACAGTGGGTCCACAACACTCGTAGTGATTGCGTCCTCTATGCCGGTAGAGGTCTTCCACGGTGCGCCAGGACTGGTGAAGAACTTGTCTCGCTGTACCTGATTGAACGGATTGATGAGCGTGTTGTCCGTCATCTTCTGGTATCGCGCAATGGTCTGGAGCGGAGTCTCTTGACCCGAACGACTCCAGCCACCAGTCGTGAGGTGACCCGTCTTCTGGTAGTCGTAGCCCTGGAGTAGCGCGTTATCTACCGTGAGTGCCTGATCCATCTGGCCGAACGACACCTGAGAGTTAGTGTTACCCCAGTTATCCAGCAGTTTCTTGTGCCACTCGTCGGCGCTATTGACCCCGAAGGTCATGCCATTACTCGGGTTGTAGGCGTTCCACGCATCCGCGAGAGTCGCGCCGCGACGGAGGTAGCCACCGACTTCGCGGTCTACCGATCCGATCCCCATGAAAGCACTGATAGGAGCCATGGCCGCGCCACCGATGACGCCCTCAGCACCCTGCTTCATCCCCGAAACGAACTTGCCCCAGTTGACAAGTTGGTTCGGGTCGCTGAAAGCCTGAGCGAAGTCGTGAACCGAGTCGTCCAACTGGTGAAAGCCAACGATCCCGTTAGCGATGTGACCCATCGACCACATGAATCCGTGGGGTGACGTGTCTACGGGTGGTCCCGGTATATTGGCTAGGTTCTGCTGGTACTGATCTGGCCCAGTCTGTGTCCCCTGCCCCAGCAGGCCGCTCTGTAGCGTTACTACACCTGGCATTAGACCTTGCTCCGCAGGTAGCGAATGAGATCCCTAGTCGCAGGAGCGGTGCCAGGATCGTCAGCCATCTTCACCAGTTGGGGCATGATCGCAGCGAAGGTCTGCAACTGCGGTGTCTGTGAGGCGCTCATACTCAGTGCCTCGGGGCCAGGTCCAGGACCCATGGGGTTACCGGACGTGACCGGCTCCTGGGGGTTCTGTGTGGGGCTGTTGAAAGAGACAGGCATCGACGCGGGTCCAGCCAGCGGTGCGGTGTTAGAGGTCGGCTGTGCGCTTGGGGTTGCCGACATCGGTGCCTGAGATTGGAGGTCGTGGAAGTCAGCGTTCTCACCGTAGGGGAGACCGCCCATGTTGACCGCCTTCTGAGAGGCGGGACCACCGTCTGTACGACGAGACAGAGCGCCCGGACCCGAGACGGGTGAGGGGGCAGATGGAGCACGAGGACCGCCATGTCCGTTGCTGTTACTCGTAGGCATGGTTCCTCCTATCTAGTCATTGGTTGGGAGGGTGGGGCGAAGTGGGAGCACAGCACCCGCTATTCCTGGGTGTTCGGGTCGTGCGTACCTACCTCGCCCCACCGACCCGTAGATCAGTGCGCGCCCGGGTTGCTGCCACTGGTATGCCCAGGGACGATCGGCGCGACCAGGCCATCTGAGTCGACGGACTGACCCGTGCCCGAGTCGGAGTGGATACTCGCGCTACGCGGATCAAGACCGTTGTATGCGGAACCACCTGCCATGTTTCACCCCCAATCAGTCAGGAACGTCTACGGCCAGAGCGATCTGAGCCGTGACGGTAGGGGCGGTACCTCCGGTGAGCACCGTGAGGTTGGCTCGAATCCAACCGGAGCCCGCTGGGACAGTGAAACCCTGTGCCAGGGTCGTAGTGGTGGAGGTCAACTGGAGCGAGACGGTGTTGATCGCGCTCCAAATTACTTTGTCTAGCGACACCTCAAGGACGACGGTGACCGCGGTAGGAACCGCCGTGCCACCGCTCTGAATGAACAGACCAGCGTTGAACGTGTTGGTCAGATCCTTTGGCACCATGAGCGCAGTACCGCCACCAGTCGCGGTGACCGCGGCGAGCGATACGCCTGAAACGGTTACAACAGCCACTACAACTCCTAGCCAGTCGGGATCTTGCGGACAACATTCGCTTGCAGGTTCGCCTTACCGCTATTACCCAGTCCCACTAGAAGCGACTGGAGATCGGGACGCCCACCAGGGGGCATACCCACCTGTCCGGGAGCGGTGCGGGCGGTGGGCATTCCTGGGAGTGGACCACCACCCATACCGGGTGGAGCACCCATGCCTGGGGCGGGACCGGAGCCATCAGCAGGGAGGCCTGGATCACTAGCCTCAGAACCTGGATCGCCGTTAGGGTCTCCCGCCCCAGGGGGCGGCGGTGGCGGAGGCGCGAAGGCGTCCGATACCGCAGTCTCGATAGGCACGCCCTTCTGCCTATCAGCGATAATCATGGCTAGTTTGACGAGAATCGCCTGCGGGTCCTGCCCCTGCTCAACCATCTGCGGGAGACTCGCGGCGTAGCCAAATACCGCTTGCTTCAGCGCGTCCCTGGTCTCCTCGATGTCTACCTTGGAGTCTTCCTGGGCAGCGTTCATGTTGAAGGGGAGGTTGCGGCGCATGAAGTCGCGGGAAACCAACTTGTCACCACGGGCCTGGAGGCCGAAGACGAGCGCGCGGTTGGGGTCCAGACCGGCCATAAGCCCGTACTGAACGTCGACCGTAAAGTCCCCGGCGATGTCCTTGGCCGGGGTGTAGTCGATCTCGAAGGGCACACCCTCGCTGTTGCCGCGAAGGGTCTTCTTCTTGTTCGGCCACAGCTTCTCGTCCATGGCGAAGGCCAACTCGAACAACTCAGTCAGGCCAATGGCGAACATCGCCTGGGCGGTACGGACCTGGGTGTCGAAGCCAGACATCAATGCCTGCACGCCACGACCCGTGATGACCGAACCCTCGACATCGCCCTGTCGGGCGCTGGGGATACGGCTACCGGCTCTGAGTTCAGCCTCTAGAACCTGCTGTTGCTGGAATGCCGAGGGCGGGATCTCCATCGCCACACGCCGGATCTGCTCCGGGTGCTGGCTCTTGATTACCGAGTCGGACCCGATGGGCATCTCCAGGATGTCCATTGGTACTGCGATGGGCGCCTGAACAGCCTTCTGTGCGGCTTCCAGGGCCAGTAGGGCGAACCGGGACTTGGCAACCTGCACCGCGAGCACGTCATCGAACTGTCCGTGCTGCGTCTGGTCAAGACTTGGGCGCTCGATCCACGAGGCGCACACCTTGCCCAGGCGGTTGGGGGCGATGTCTAGTTGGAAACCCTCGCCGTACGGCAAGAACAACATATCGTTGTCCTTGTCGTGCATCCGAACCATCTCGATCATCTCGCCACCGGACATACCCTCGGCAGCGAGGAAGGTTGCACAATCGGGGTACATGGCGACCAGTTCGTCGCGGGAGCGCAAGAAGCGGAAGAAGACCGCTTCCAGGCGGTCCCAGCGGTCGAACAGCGGGTAGCAACCTACTGAGTCCATGAAGGTGATGCGGGGCATCGACGCTTCGTCGTCCGGTTCGACCAGAGCGCAGGTGAAGCCGAAGGTCACGAAGCGATCTGTGGCCTTGTACATCTGTCTTGGGAGCCGTGAGTAGTCCGTGTAGCCAGCGGCGATCAGCGTGCGCTTGTCAGCCATCCTCCGGGCCTTGTCGGAGACCATCGAGGCACTGGCACAGTTGATTGCCGGCATCGGAGAGATGACCTCGGAGAGGTCACGGGCTGAGACGTCGATCATGTTTGCCACGATGCCCTTGGTGTACGGGCCTTCGGGGAACACATCGGGGTAGACGTCGCGCATCTTGCCCTGGCGGACCAAGAGGACGTCAGACATCCGGTTATCACGCTCGGAGTGCCGCGCCTTGAGGCGGAAGTACAAGCCTCGTGCGTCTCTCGTGGTTCGCATTAGTAGCCCATCGGCTTGAGTAGACCTGACTGCTGCGCGTCCGCGAGGTTCAAGACGTGACGGGTGCCAAGGTCCCAGGGAGTTGCATAGGGATTGTTGATATGGGTGCGCTGGTAGGTACTCATCGCCTGGATGCGGTCACGACAGGCCAGTTCCGCGAACCACAGGGCCATCACCGTGTCCGTCTTCTGGCGCTTGGCGGCCTTGGGGTACCAAGTGACCAGTTGTTCGATCAGTGCCTTGATGCCCTCGTTCTGCACTGGTGAGGGAAGTTCAATCAGGGCTGTTCCGGCCTCCCACCCGTAGAACAGCATCGTCATCGAGGTCACGCCGAAGTCCACATCCCACTTGTTCTGCCCAGTGGTGTGTTCACGGAGGTAAGAACCGGACCTGGCAAGGTACTCGTTGATCTCTTTGTCCTGGGTGAGCATCGTCTGAAAGGCGTTCTTCTCGATGCGCCACTCGGTGACCTTGTACTTGTCGGTCCAACCCTTGATTAGGTTGCGAATGTCCTCGGGCGTCTGGCCGGTCTTGTTGAAGACCTCCAGTACGTACCGTTTCTGCGTCACCCGGTCCAGGGCAATGGCCACAGCAGCGACGAAACCGGCTGGTGAGGCCGGGTCGAGCCCTGCGAGTACAACCAGACCGTCCATACCTTCCTTGCGGTTGCCATTCATGCCGCGAGGGATCAGACCGGACTGGCGCTGACCGTTCTGGACCGCCTTGACGGCATCCACCGAGAAGATTTCCGTCCCGGTGACCTCTTGCTGCATATAGACCTGTGCCCAGGTCCGCGGTGACATGCGTGCGCGGCGCTTTGCGAGGCGGGGTCCATCCCATTTGGGAAACAGTCCGTCAGGTCCGGGGTCTGTGGCAGTTCCACGGGCACCCACCTCCGGCTGGTTGCTCCTCGGCCAGAGGGTTACCCAGTCCTCGGCGCTGTCAGCGAACTCAAGAACCGCTGGCATCGAGAGATAGGTGAACGGGGAGGTGTCGTCGGGGAAGTAGTCGGCCTTGAGCAACTCCGAGTACAGGTCCTTCGGTGCGAGGCGGGTCCCAACAACCAGGAGAGCACCGCCAGGAGACAGCCGGGACATGACCTCTGCCTGAATCCACTCGATCTGCTTGTCGTACTCGTGAGCGTTAGTGCCATCCACAGGGTCATCGAGAATGATGAGATCAGCACGAGCGCCATAGACGTGACCTCGAATACCGAGGGCCTGGACCGTGGGGTCCTTCTCGCCTGAGTCTCGGACGTCTGAGGAGACGTAGATTTGATCCTGACTCCAGCCATCGTTGTCCTTGTCGAAGCCCCCCGGGGGTCCGTAGGAGGCGATCAGGTTGGAGTACTTCGGGTGGGTGAGGCGGGTCTTGACCGCCATGAGCATCTTGCGGGCCATGCTCTGCGTCTTGGAGATGATGATGATTCGGACATTCGGATTCTGAGCGATCCGGTACGTCGTGTAGTTGATCGTGATGCTGGTGGTCTTGGCGTGCTCGGGCGGCATGTTCACCACCAGCAGATCCGGCTCGCCCCGCTCATAGGCCATCCCTGGGGCGACCCAGGTAGGCTCCCTACCCTCGATCAGGTCCACCACATTATTCATGTGGGGGAAGACGTGAGCACCCAGGAACTTGTCCGAGAACTCCGCAAACTCCATCTCCTCACCACGGGTGGTGGTGTGGACCAGACGGATGCGATCTACCGCGGCAACGAACTCCGGGTCGGTACGTCTCCAGTATTCATATGCCTTTAGCGAACGCTCGGCCTTTTCAACCGCCATTACGACGGTAAGGCCTTTCGCTAAACTCTCCAGGGTTACTCGTTTTGCCTTGGCGGTGTCATTACGGGGAGCCACGGCTTATTTCCCCTCGGCGCATAATGGAGTCACTGGCTGATAACCAAGGTAGTATCAGGTGCTAGATAAATGACACCTATAAGCAACTGGCCCTAAAGGCCAGTTGCGTCTATGGGCTACCAGGAGGTTCTTAGGGGTTCCTTGGCGAGGGTCCTACAGACCCTCGCATGTGTACTACTGAACTACTGGTCGGCTTCACCTAGAGGCGAAGCCTCTTAGGCGGTTTCCAGTAACTTCATTCCCCATTATAGAAATTAGGGTTTGATCAAGGGTATCGCCGTTGCGTTAGCAAACTGTGACGTAGATCACGGTACTTCCTGGTCCCAAGTTGGGGCAAACTAGGACAACTAGGGTTATCCACGGATGGTCGGTGGGGTACATCATCATCATCCCCATCCCGGGATAAACAACCTCCGGGTCAAGACCTTACGGTGCTGCCAGGTCGTCGGTAAGTAGGACTGTAGGTGTAGTCCACCTATCGAGAAGTGCAGGATATGCGGACATGATGCATCGATGGACGTCGATGTATGGATATGTAACAGCGGACAGGTACACACACACATATGTGAACGCTCAACCATATGCACACGCAACACATACGAACGTATGTTCGCATACCCTTACGGTGCCCATTGCCTGCCATTGCGTGTTTCACGATGAAACAACATTGACCCGTTAGTGGCATTGACACTGACTAGACACACGAGTATTGTCTGTCATGTCGCCACCGATGGCGGCCACTACATAAGGGGCACGCAATGTCAGACCAGACCACCACCGAGCAGACCACGACCGTTACCGTGACGGCAGATAACACTGTCGCCGCACTTGTGACCTTCTCCGAGTCCGCGACGGGCACGGAGTACGCAGCGGGCGAAGTCGTCCGCGCCATCGTCCTAGATCGTGAGGCAGGATGCACTGTCCGTGACATCGCGGCTGTACTCGACACTGACCCGCGTATTCTGTCGGTGCTCGGGGCGAAGTCCTCGGGCAACGTCGTTGCCTCTGCCCTCGTCTCCGAGTCGCTTATGAGGGTAGGAATGCTCCCGAGCGAGGCAATCGGCTCCGCATGTTCCGCGATCAAGTCGGGCATCGGCTACCCTGCCGCTGTAAAGGCCCTAGCCAACGTCACCACGGCCAGGGGAGCGGCGAACGTCATCGCACGGTCTGCCAAGGTTGCGGCTGACAAGCGTGCCGCCAAGGCAACGGCCAAGGCTGACGAGTCGCCGGAGTTCGAATCAGGCACCGATCGTCTCCGTGCCATCCTGGCGGAGATCACAAGTGCCAAGTCCGACCTAGGGACGCTCACCGATGACACCGACCGCGCCATCCTGGCGGAGATCGCGGAGATCCTCGGATCGTGGGGTCGGGCGAACGTCACGACCGCTAAGGGCGCAGCCATGGGAGTCCTTGCCCACGTCTAGACCGCTAGGCCTAGGCCCCTGCCCTTACGGGTGGGGGCCTTCGGCATGTCCGGGGGAGTGCCGGATCTGCCAGCCGGTGAGTACCATACCTGGCAGGTATGCGAGTCCCATAGAGCCACGCTAAGGCCTTGGGATCTAGAGCCATACTGACCTACCTAGACACCACCCAACAGCCTTAGACGTGCCCTAGTGCCCTGTCTAGTGGCATGTCAGGATAACCCTCCCTCCGTTACCTACCGAGTAACGATGCACGCTCACGCTCGTGGACCTACCGACCCACGAGTATGCAATCCCTTGGCTAGTAGCCAACAAACTGCATACGCGGTAGATCGTAAATGACGGCGGGGGTCTGTTTCCCCGTGATCGTGGCATTGACTCAGACATGCCTCTCATGGTAAGATTGTGCTATTGGTCGAGTAAGGCCCTGGTGTTCTGAACCGGGGTCGCTCCTGTTTCACGGTGAAACGGGAATGACAGCGAAGGACGGTGTTTCACGGTGAAACGGATTGAGTCGGTACTCGCTTGGGTGGCACTGACGACCTGGGTTGGCGTAGCGGGGATGTTCGTGGTCCTCACCACCTCGATCCCGGGGCGGTGAGTCTCATGGCTGAGATCCACGGCGGGAACTTCTGGCGCACTTGGACCGGGTGGTGCGTCGAGTGCATGTGCGGCTGGCGAACCCGCGGAGCGGATGAGCGACTCGTCTTGGACGCCCACGCTCGCCACATCGACCGGGAGACGGAACTGTTCTCGGCGGTGACGTCGTGAAGACCGGATGGTGTTCAGTGCGGCAGATCCAGGAACCCGGTGGCACTCGGGAGTGGTTGGCGGACTGCGACTGCGGGTGGTTCTCGTGGCACTCGCTCTCGATCGCGGCCATCAACGCGGCCGCTGGGCATGACCTCCGGTGCAACCGGGAGAAGGTGACGTCGTGATCGCCACGTACCACGACCTCGACTGTGATGGCAACGCGCTAGTCAAGGCATCACACTACGGGTGCGGTGCCGAGGGTTGCACGGTCTGTTACCCGTACGTCTATCGGTGCGGCTGGTGTGGTGCGGAGTTCGACCTTCCCATCCCTAATGATGGCCGACCGCTCCCGTGTTGCTCGGATTGTGACTTGACATGAGCCGCTCATCCTTCACGTTCTCGGACGAGGGCACCATCGACGGCGTTCAGTACGTCACCGTGCTGGACCTGGGGTGGAACCCCATGGAGTACAACATCCCGCTGTCCGACGCCATAGCCAGGTACGGCCAACGTCGGATCGTGACATGACATGACCTTATCACTCGCGGTATCCGCGCTGATCGCGCTCGGGGTCCTCGGCTTGTGGGGACTGTTCCAACTCGGCTTCCACCTGGGAGTCGAGGTAGGTAAGGCAAACCTGTTTCACGGTGAAACAGACTTAGCGCAGAAGGGACAGTGAGATGCCTCTTTATCACCTGACCGACGAAACCATGGAGCACATAGAACCCGGTGGGCGTCGCGTCATCCTCCACCGCATCCAGGCTGACGATAACTTCTACATTCGTCGCTGTGACCCTCAGACGGGCAGCAGTCGCAACGAGTTGGTCGTGCTTGGGGATCTCGGGGGATGGGTCGAGCAGACCTACAACCTGGAGGGCGAACCAGCCGATCCAGACCAGGGCGGTGCCTGGATAGATCGACACTCGATCGTCCTGGGTAGCGCACGAATCCAGGATTACGCCCTGGTGGAGAACTACTCCCTCGTCACCGGCGCGTCCATAGTCGGAGGCGATTCGTGGATCACGGGTGGTGGTGTCCACAGCGGGAGGATTACTGACTCGCTCATCCACTCCAGCAGGGTCGGATGGGAGGTACCGCGGGACCGTCCAAGCATCTCCACGGTCGTTCGCAACGCCAGTCTTCGGAACTCGTCCATCATGGCAGGGACGGACGTTCGTGGCGTGTACGTGCAGGACTTCGAGGCAACCGAGGAACTGTTCATTCGTCGAACAGACTGTGAGACCGACCGGATATACCCACGGACAGCATCACAGCCACTCCCGGAGCCGGACTTCGTGTCCGGGGGAGCAGGCACACCGTTCGGTGTGGAGTTCGAGTGTGAGCGAGTTGACTCGCTCAACCCGGACTATCCCGAAGTCAGTCGGCATCGGATTGCCCAACTGCTCAACGAGGCTGGTGTCGAGGCGCAGCCGGGTGACTACTCGGGTCGTGAGTACCACACGACACAGGTCAAGCACGACGGATCGCTTCGTGACGGCGTGGAAGTGGTGACGCGAATCCTCAAGTGGGAGTCGCTGCAAGCCATGTCCGAGATCGAGACGATCTGCAAGATCCTGCGTGACGAGGGCTACCGCTCCGCGCACAGGACGTGCGGCTGTCACGTCCACATCGACCTGGGGACTGCCAACCCGCTCAACGTCGTCTATGCCTACGTGTGGGCACAGAAGGTCATCGATGAGTCCTACATCTCGCCGTCCCGCAGCAACGCCAACTACGCCCAGCACCTGGATCGGTACAACATCGAGCGTGCCGAGGAGGGCAGTTTCAACTGGGACCGCTCCAAGGTCATCAACCCAGGCTGGTACTCCGAGCGTGGCACGTTCGAGTTCCGGCAGCGCAATGGCACGACCCTCCCGCGTCAGATCGCGGAATGGATCGCGCTGCTCATGTCGCTGATCTCGTTCGCCCAGGCTCACGACACGGACGAGATGAAACTGCTGTCTCGGATGCCAGCAACCAGCAAGACCCAACTGCTCGACGCACTGGCCCCGTACACCACGGAGGTCACCCAGGCTTACCTGACCCGCGACGTTCCCGCGTTGCTGGTCTGATCGTGACTTTACACAGAGAGGCAATGCTATGACCACGATCGCGCAGTTCGCCCACGAGCATCTCGACGAGATCGCTCGTGAGTACGACATGACTGCCGAGGCGGCAAGGCGCAACGCCGACAGCGACCTCGGGCTAGAGCCGTTCGACATCGACGTGGCTCTGAGTGCCTTACCGGATTACCGATCCGGTAATCACGTCAGAATGCCCATGATGGCTCGCAGGGCGATGCTCGCCGTCATGAACACGCACCTCGGTGTCTCGCTGGCGTTCGGTGAGCAGGAGCAGAGCATCGCCTTTAGCGATGGCGAGTGGCTCTGCCACATCTGTATCCGCATAGGCAACCACGGCCAAACCGCTGCGGAGTTGTACATCAACTCGTCATCGAGTCACGACTTCACCGTGGCTCACGGAAACTGCTCCAACTGCGGCGAGGGCTACTGCGACTGCGGGTGTCGCCCGTACTGCGATTGGTGCCAGACCGGCGGTCACGAGATAGACGACCACGACAGCGTTCGCAACTGTGACAACTGCGAAAGGCTGTACGACTGTGCGGACGCCGACGACCCCGAAAATGAGTTCTGCGACGGCTGCTACGAGCCCGACGAAGACAACTACGACAGCGACGGCTGGATCTCCGCTAGCAACGGAACTTGCTGCGAGGAGGACGGGGAGTTCGACGGTGAATGGTCGTCGATCTTGCCTGTCAACAGTCCTGCCCTCGTGGGCGTAGCAACTTAGAGGCCTCGTCCACGGAATCGCATCGGTCAGTTCGCACCGATCACCACGCCTACGCCGACGTGGATCACCGAGGCGCTCACCGTCATCAACGCCGAGTACTGCCTCGCCACCTGATCCACCTCTGTTTCACCGTGAAACAACTAAGAAAGGTTCTGCTATGTGTGGCATCGCTGGATGGAACGCGAACACGCTCGATCCGTTCTTCGAGAGTAGTGAGAACGCTCGACGACTCGCATCGAACCTGCTGTGGGAGATCGACTCTCGTGGCAAGGATGCGTGTGGTTGGTCGTGGATCGACTCCAAGAACAACCGGACGCGGACGTGGAAGAAAAACGTAGACGCAGCCGTCGTGTGGGAGAAGTACTACCACAGACTCCCAGGCGCAACGACTACGGCGATCTTCCACACTCGCTACGCAACACAAGGGTTGGCGTCCAACAACGCCAACAACCACCCGATCATCCACGGACGAGTCGTGGGTGTTCACAACGGCATGATCCAGAACGACAACCAGTTGTTCAGGACGAACAAGATGTCGCGTTACGCCGAAGTGGACTCCGAGGCGATCTTCGCGCTACTGAGTCGAACCAAGGATCAGGGTCTAGCCGTCCCGGCTGCGCTCGCAACGATCGAGGGCAGCATGGCAATCGCCTGGATGGACCGCAGGGTCCAACTACAGGCCAACGGTGCGTCCACGCTGAACCTGGCTCGGGGAAGTAGTAGTCCCCTGGCCTTAGCCAGCAACGCACACGGCTCACTGGTGTTTGCCAGCACGCTGGCACTCCTGGTGGGGGCGTGTGAGGCAGCCAAGTTCGACATCGAGAACGCCTACGTGGTGAACGAGGGCACGTTCCTCCAGGTCACCAATGGACGGGTGGAAACCTGCCTGACGTTCGAGGCTAACTCGGGTTGGAACAGCAAGTACAAGTACAACGATTGGTCCACTAGCGGCATCGGTAAGAACGCCGTCAAGGGAACCTACGTCACCCCAACGGTCCTTGGACCGAAGGACGTGAAGGGACTCGTCAAGAACAGCATGAAGGACACTCGCGGCTACACGGCTGAGATGTACGTGGATCTGTGGGAGAAGTTGGCAGAAGACGATGAGTCGCTGCTTATGAGCGAGGGCACGTCCAATCTGTACCCGTCTGAGCGCACTCCTACCCGAGTGGAGCAGGACGCGGAGTTTTGGGAGCGTCAGCGCCTCCAGGACGCCGAGTGGTCCGAAGAGGACAAGGCATTCGCGCTGGCAATGGGAAGGGAGGACCGATGAAGAACTACAAGCGGTGGCGCATGGTGTTCGATCATGACACGTTCACCGGATCAACGGCTGCGAATGTGCTGCGACAGTTGGCAGACGCTCAGTGGCACGAGATGGACAAGCGGGGCATCAAAGAGGCCCTGACGTGGCGTGCGTACTGCATGGACGATGTGTACCTCGACTCGTCCAGGCGGTTCGACCAGTTCCTCATCGACGTTGCCAGCACCTCGCTGTGTGACGTACTGGTGCAGGAGCAGGGCAGCGACAAGTGGATAACCCCGGTAGCGGGTGAACGGAGTGGGCCTAAAGGTTCTTGACGTTCACTACGGGCATGGCGAGGCATCCGATCACCTCATAACGAGGTACCAAATGCCTCGCTTCGCGGGCGACGAACCGTGTCGCACCAACCCCGACTGCTTCTACTCTGAGGATGGGGAGACACACCTCAAGGCCAAGCACGCGATAGCAAAGACCCTCTGTGCCTCCTGTCCGATGCTGCTTGCCTGTCGGACGTGGGCGATCCACTCCGAGCGGTACGGCTACTGGGGAGGCATGAGTCCGGGGGAACGCAGCATGTATCGACAGGTACACGGCATCGGACTAGCCGAGCCACACCTGAGATCGAGACGAGGGGGTGAGTTCGATGCCGGAGAGACTGAGGCTGACGTTCCACGCACGAAAGGCTATGGCTGACCGCGACATCTCGGAACGAGACATCCTGTGGGTCGTGGACCGACCCGAACAGTCGTGGCTCACGATCCGCCACGGTAGGGAGAACCGCACACTCCAACGAGGACCGTTCTCGGTGGTGATCGGAGACGACGGAGAGTCCGTCGTTACGGTGCTTTGTCGCACGCAGCAGAGATGGGACAATGCCTATGCCAAGTCACACAGGTAAGGGAGTGTCATGGGGTCGCCTCCGTACGAACCACCGTTCATCGACTACGAGAGCCCCAATCAGGACAAGTGGGAACAGTCCTCGTTCGACGCACAGTTCTTCTCTGACTGGGCGTTCGCCAAGATGTGTAGGGGCATAAGTGCAGCACTCCTACCACCGGCTCCTCCGCATCGTTGAACCAGTCGTGGACGTGAAGCGTCCCGAGATCCGGTACTTGGCGTTCTGCCGACCCTGTAACTGGAGGGCCGTGCAGTTCGTCGAGTCGGAGAATGAGCGCCTGCACCAGTTTCGACTACATACGAAGGGATTGTGACTTGACATGACATTGACTTTGCTGGTCTACGAGGAAGGTGTGGGGCGATGAACTGGGCAGATGCCGGGTGGTTCGCCTTCGGTGTGGTCAGCGGGGAGTTCGCGGTGGCCATCATCCTGACCCTGCTCGGAGGGAACCATGAGTGACGCCGAACTGCTCGCCCTGTGCGACGCGGCAGATGCCGCAGAGAACGCCTACGACGCCCACGGGGATGATCCATCGTCGCGGTTCGTCGAAGGCTGGCCCATGACCGCTGAGGGCAGACGCATCTTTCAGGAATACGAAGATGCGTGGAGGGTGCTGGCAAATGCCGCCGACTGCGACACCGTACGTGCCCTGATCCTGCGGGCGCAACAGGCCGAGGCTCGCATCACCGAGTTGGAGGCGCAGCGGGACCGGATCGTGGTCAGCCTCCGGGAACTTGCCGATGAGCCCAAGGCGGGGCTATCGGCTCGCACCTTGGATCTGGCTCTACGCCGTCACGCCGACGACATCGAAGCGGGGCGACTGTGAAGGACTACTCGTGCTGTGAGCACTGCAAGCGAGGTGATGTATCCACAACCTCTGGCTGCGTATGGGATACACACCCTGATCCGTGTCACATCGTTGGCTGCGTCAAGGGAAGGAAGGTAGTGAAGCCATGAGCAGTCTCATCTGCCCGAAGAACGGGTGCGATCTACGGGGCAAGCCCATCGACGACAGGTACTTCGACCCGGCGCTACATGACAATTCGCGCCACGACAAGGCGATAGCGAGGTGGGGAAACTGCACCTGTCTACCGTACGGGGAGAAGGCACCCGAGGAACGGTTCTACTCCAAGTTGATCGGCATCGAGGATGGCACCTACGACGGTGTGTCCTGGTGGCTCTGTCCGGTCTGCGACACCACCTGGAACAGGTGGACTGGGGAGGTGCGAGATGGTAGCGAGACCAACGGAAGTCAAAGCGATTTCAGCCTTGCTCGATGAGCCAGCGGAGGATGTGATCTCCCTGGCTAGGGCAGTCATCAACAAGTTGGACGAACTGCGTGCGGATCGTCCAACGTACGGAGTGCTGGTCAAGACTGCTGGCGTGTTCACCGTGTACGGTCCATACGACACGCAGAACCAGGCGAAGAAAGACGTGGGTAAGAACATCTTTGCTGCCGATGCAACCGCACGCGGTGGTGTGCTCAAGATCGTGAAGGCATCGGGAGGAGACTGACATGGCCAAGCGAATCGTTGCTATCCGGCTAGAGATCGACACGGATGTCCTGCGTGAACTCTACGAGTCACGCAGTATGGGCGACGAGACCCTCATCACGCAGGTAGAGCGGGAGGTTCAAGCGGTCATCGCGGGTTATTACGTGAACGCCGTCGGCCTCGGGAGTGCCATCCGAGTGCTGTAGTTGTTTCACCGTGAAACAAGGAAAGCCCCGTCATAACGACGGGGCTTTCTGCTTGTCCATTGCTCGATCACAGGCAGAGTAGTACTCGTGATCTTCTATGAACAGGCGCATCTGTTCGATGACCTCACGCAGGTACACGGCTTGGCTCCTGAGTTGACCGTTGTCTGCGGCGATCAGACCGTTCAGATGCTCCAGGTCTGTGACCCTTGCCTCGGCCTTGTCACGCTCTAGCGTGATCTGTCTGAGCAGACTGTCCATCACCTTGACCTCCGAAACTTGGCATAAGTACTTCGTGGTAGGCGAACCAGGCCTCGAATCCATCGTCGAACTGGAGTCGGAAGGCGTAGTTACAGTCCGGTTGGAACTGGATGATCTGTGCGGTCTGCCCGTACTGAGGAGTGAAGGGCGTCACGCACTTGCACGTTGCTTCCTCCACCCACTCGGCCTGTAGGCGGAAGTCCGGGTCTCTACGGGCGTCCACTAGCGATGCAGACAGGAGCAGCGGGAGTATTCCTGTGGGTGGTCTGAACATCGCTTGTGCAACTGACGCACCTGACCCTCCCAGTCCTCCACCGTCACGATGTCTTTGATCTTGAACAGAGTGTCGGATACCCCATCCATGAGCATGAGGGTCTTCATATCAGCGCCCTTAGCGCAGTTGACGCAGATCACTCGGTCTCCTGGTGCTGAGTGATGGCCTGTGCATGGGCATTGGAGATCGCCTTACGGGAGCGGGGGTAGAAGGGTGGCTCGCCACCCAACTTCTCCGTCAGCCTCCACAGGATGCGACGTGCAACCTTCCGCATGGCGTCCTCGGTCTTCTCTCGGGCCAGAGCCAGAGCCTCCAGGCCGATACCGTCCTGCGAGTACAGGGCACGCAGGACCACGAGGTTGTCGGGGGTCATCTTCAACAGACCGCCACGAACGTCGATCACCATGGCGAGCCAGTTGCCTGACTCGGAGGGACGGGACTTCCCACGGATGCCACCGGCATCCCGAGCACTACCGCTACTGGTGGTAGGTGCCTCACCCCAGCAGTCGGGGAGCAGTTCCTCCAGCAAACCAGGGGTGTAGTACGTGAAGTCCCCACGCTTGGATCCAGTGCGCGAGTGACGCTCCTCCTCTACGTAAGCGAGACCCATGCGGTACAGGACCGTGGTGAGAGCGTGCGTGGTATCCCACTTCTCTACCTCCTCGTCAGTGGCTTTGAGGAGTCGCATCACGATCTCCTGGTAGGCGTCCTGTCGTTCGACGTAGCCACCGGACACCTTGACCACGCGACTGCTGGCGTTCCAGCAGGACTTCAACAACTTCTCGGTCAGTTCCATGAGTACGTCGCTCCCTCGACAACGAACTGCTTGTCGATGATCGGTACGAGGTGTGGGTGGACCTTGCCCTTGTCGATGTAGAGGATGACGAAGGACTGCTGCCAGTTAGCGCCACCAGAGGAGAGGTAACTGGCCTTGCTCAGGTCCATGAGGTGCCCGGTCTCTACGCCCCACAGTCGGCGGCTAATGCGCCCGTTGTAGGCATCGTGGCTATGCTGGATTCCGGCCTTGTGAGTATGTCCGCACACAATGGACATACCCGTTCTCCGAGCGAGTGACATAGCAGTAGAACCAGCAACTGGAGACATGCTTCCTTCGTCGCCGTGGGCCATGGCCCAACCGGGTGCGAACTTGTAAATCTCCCGGTGGAACTTGACGTCGATCTCGTGGTATCCGACGAGACGCTCATACTCCAACTCCCTCAGACCGGCGAGAGCCGGGGCGTACTTGTGGATGTACTTGCTCACGCGGTCGGTGTGGTTCGACCGCTGAACGTGGAACGGCTTGTCACCGAGTGCCTCGCGGAACCCACGCATCACCGTCGCGGTGAGATCCAGTCCCGCCTGGAAGGTTCCCGCATACTCAGCGGCGTACCCCTTGTTCCAGCGTGACGGCTCGGGGGAGTCCGACTCGTCCCCCACGCAGAACAGTTCGTCTGGCTCATACTCCTCCACGAACTGCATGACTGCGTTGATGGCCTTGGCGTCATGGTCGGGGATCTGCATGTCCGGTATGACAACTATGCGTGAGGTCATGCCGCCAACTCCAGGTAGGTGATTGCGCGGGTGAGGCTCTCGGGGGAATCCCTAAACATCCCGAGGCCCGTATTGCACTTAGAGCAGAGGAGGCCACGAATCCTTCCGGTCGCGTGGTCGTGATCGACGGCCAACTGCGCCGTCCTTCCTCGATAACTTCGAGACTCTGGCTCACGACAGATCGCACACTTATCCCGCTGGGTAGCGGAGCGGGTGATGTACTCGTCCAGGGTCAGTCCGTACTTGCGGAGGAGTTGGCCGCGGTAGACGTGCTGCGGGTCGCGGACCAGATCGGTGGCCCTCCTCTTCGCTCCGGTGGCCCGCTGCTGGGGGCGGTGGGCGGCGTTCCACTCACGGGTATACGCACACACGCACCCTTTGCATTGCCGGTGGCCAGTGCGGAACTCCGCAACAGGCTTGTCCACCCCGCACTTGCTACACGTCTTGGTCACGAGGTCTTACCCCACAGTGCCCGGAGTTGCTGCGAGGACTCTCGCATCTGCGGTTCCACCTGCTGCTCCAGGTAGTTCTTGTGCGAGATCAGAGCATCGGCGTGGTTGCGGATGACCTTGTGATGCTTAGAGATAACCTTCCTGAGACGCACCAGTTCCGAGTCCTGGTGGTGGAGTTCCTCGTTCAGATCCCCGAGATGGTGGAGCATCTGTGTCATGTCTCGTTTGAGACCGCGATTGAACACTGGTTCTCCGCTCACGTTCTAGTTGGATGAGTTCGATGCAACCTGCGTAGCCTGCGATGTCAACGATCGTGTCGGGTTCGATCTCCTCCACTGCTCTGGCTACCTTGAGCCAGATCAGCATGAGTGCGACCACCTCGGGGGACAGGGACTCACCCTTGAGGATGACCCCCCAGCCACGGCCTATCCGCTCGAAGTTATCGAGAGGATGGCCGTAGCGGGCAGCCCGTGGTCCGTTGATGAGACCACTGGCTGTTGCGAGTGCGTCGCTCACGCAGTCGCGGGAGCAGCGACGGGGTACGGCTGCGCGTCGAACACCGGGGTCACGGTGGTGACGGGAACTGCCGGGGTGGGAACGGACGGCGTGACGGAGGGTGTGACCGGGTTTACCAGGGGAGTGGGGACGACGGTCACTGCATTCGACGAGGGAAGCGGCTTGTTGTCCCGGAACTCCAGGTACCCGTCCAGGGTCGGGTTGGCACCATCGGCGATGAGCGACCGAACCTCCGCAACGAACGCTTCCACGTCGTCCAGGGTGACCTCGTTGGTTCCATCGGGGCTGTTGGTGGTGTGGTCAACCGTTCGCTCCAATGTGACGATCGACTGGACTTTGCTGGTCAATGCTTTACTCATAGTCCTGCTCGCTCTCTGACCCCATCGGGTCCAACTTCGTTGTAGTAACTGTTGACGTCCATGCCATCGGGCATCGAGACGATGATTGCTGTGTCGATCGCACTTGCGATCTTGCGTCCCCACTCCAGTCCAGGCTTGTCGCCATCGCAGAGGAGGATCACTTGCCGATAGTCCAGGAAGGCTCGTGCGTAGTACGCCTTCCATGCGTTCGCACCGGGGATGCCGATGGCCGGGATGCCACACAGCCCGTGAGCCGTGATGGTGTCGATCTCTCCCTCGCACACTCCGATGAAGTCGGAGTCCACTCGGAAGGCGTTGACGTTGTACAGCCCAGTGGAAGCACCGGTTCGACCCAGGTACTTCGGCTCCTCGCCTTTGGTGGCACGGAACCGGATGTCCACAACGCCAGTCGGGGTGATGTAGGGGATCGACAGGCGATCCCTAGCCCACTCCCACCCCGGTATGTCAGCCTCGACGGAGCCGAGGAGGAACGTATCTGCTACCTCTTGCGTTAGACCCCGAGCGGCTAGGTACGTCGCCGTATCGAGACCCGTCTCCGTGTGAAACAGAGACGCCATTGTCGTTAGCGATTCTTTCAGCGATGCGGAGAGCACTTGGAAACGTCACCCTCTCGTATCGTTGGATGATCCCGAGGACATCGCCCCCGAAATCGCAGGCGAGGCACTTGACTCGCCCGAGATTGAAGTTGATCCGGCACGACGAGCGATGGTCGTCATGGGCGTTGCACCGAATGTTCTGCCACCCGCCACGATCGTTGGGTAGTTGCCACCCGTGGGCTTCGAGTACTGCCGCCAGGATCGGAGCAAAGCGTTCGCTCTCACTCATCGCTACCTGGGTAGCCGAGGAACGCACTGGCCCATCGTCGATCAATGTCGTCCTGGTAGTTCTGCGCCAGCAGGTGCTCGACAGCCTTGTCGTCGTAGTTGCCCGCGGTGTTGAAGATCGGTTCGTGGCAGGTAACGTCAGTCATCTTCACTCCCTGGGTAGCCGAGGAACTCCATGCCATCGCACAGCAGCATCCGAATCGGTAGCACGCTCAGTCCGTCCGCTGACGCGATCCGGGTGTACGCCCACCATTCCAGGGGATCACCCTTACCCCAGCGACGAACAACGAGGAGGCCACCAACAGCACCAGAGTTCTTGATCTCGGCGTAGAGTTCGTCCAGCCATAGATCAACCTGGACGTCCGAGATGACGCGAGTCTGTTGGCCACCCTTGACCTCGATGATTAGTTGATCGCTGAGTTTGATGTCGCCCTGGTCGAGTGAGCCGTGCAGTACCCGACGTTCAGCCCCAGGGAAGAACGGCTGAACTGCCTTGGTGACAGCCGTCTCTGTCCAGGTGCCGATGTTCTTGCTGCGGTTGGTCACGGACACAACGCCTTCGAGCCGATGGCATCGAGGAGGATGACGGTTGTGAGGGCGATGATGACGATCAGGCCTCCCAGGATGAGACCCCCGAAGATCGCGTCCCAGGTGTCCCGCTTCATGGCGTCACACCCGACGAGTACGGACCACAGGTGATGGGGTTGTAGACCGGCAGGTACGGAGTGGTCGTGGGGAAGTAGTGGATAACACCACTACCGGCGCACCACGTACACATTTGAGTGGTGGGCGAGTAGCACCTATGGCATCGAGGACATTCCCACCCGGTCACGGTTTCACGACCAACAGGACGACGATAGTGGCGACTATGCCGAGGCCGAGAACTAACTCGAACAGCAGAAACCAGTCGAGAGGGTCCCACCCACGGAGTGACCTCACAGCATGATCTCCTCGTAGGAGCCGATGACGATGGTGTCGGTGTGGTGGACGTCGCAGGTGTAGTCCTCACCGAAGTCCTTGCCATCACCGAGCACGAGCATCACCTCTCGCTTGTTCCCGTACCATGCGCTGAACATGACGCCAGTCAGCACACCCTTGATCGCGGTTCCCAGGACCGTTACGTGCTGACCCACGTCGTCGAACACCAGTTCACTCACTAGCCGCTGTTTCATCTCTGCCCCGAGTCTGCGAGATACATGCTCGCCGGGTCGTAGTTCAGCCACGTCGGCGTTGAGCCGGTGGGATCTGCTGGTCCGTAGCGGTTCTTCACCGCACACAGGGCCATGAAGCCCTGTGTCGGGGCAGCAACGGTGAGGATCACCGCAGGTGTCTGCGAGACCTTGCCGTGGATCGCTGACCGTGGGGGACAGGGGTTGCCGTTGACCGCTTCGCTGGTGTGGTGCAGTACCAGCAGCGCAGCCTCGGTCTCCCGTGCCCACCACTTGAGTTCACGTACCAGAGAACGCAGCGACGAGAACTCGTCACCGTCCTGGTGCGTGACGTCGATCGCGTTGTCGATCACGATGAGTTCGGGATTGCAACCCATCATGTCCTGGTACAGGGTGACTTCCTCCTCGATGTCCTTGAGCGAGGGAGCCGAGTCGAAGCACCACCTAATGTGGTCTGCCTGGGTGAGCACTCGTGAGGCCCACCCAGGGTCCGCATCCATCTGCGCCTCAACAGCGGAGGTGGTTTCTCCGGTGAGCATGGCGGCTGTACGTAGGGCCATCGTGTGCGAGTGCGTGTCGGCAGAGAAGTACAGGGTCCCTGCCTTCGCACCCACAGCGAGCGCCAGGGCGAGCGTTGACTTACCCGCTCCTGGTTGGCCAGCGATCATGCTGACCTCCGCTCGACGAATGTGGATCTGCTTGGCATCCCAGGACGGGAACACCGTTGGGATAGATGCCCCGCCACTGGCTGTCTCACGGACTGTGCGGGACAGGGACCTCACTTGAGCAGCAACTCCAGTACGTACTCCGGCGTGGCGGCGTGGATCGTCTTGATGGGGTACCTGCGGCCGATGTCGTCCAGGTCCGCGGTATTCATTAGCGGGTTACTGGCGCTGATCTGCTTCCGCGAATACACCTGACGCCACAGCGTCCCGACGAATGGGAACTCTGCCTCAGCGATCTCGACGATCTCCACCGTGTCACTGACGTTGTAGATAGTCATGGGTCACTTGTCCAATGCTGTGAGGAGTTCGTCCAGGCCCTGCTGGATCGGGGTGGAGACGCGCCACTGACCCCTGGCGTCCGAGAAGTGCAGACGCGCTAGGTCATCCACGCTGACCTTCTCGAACGACATCCATCGCTCGTGCTCCGGGTCTGCTACACCATGCTCCCCGAAGTAGTTCATCGGGGCCTCACCCGAGGGCTTGTACTGCTTGGTCTCCAGGTCGATCACGTACTGCCGACCGCTCTTGGTGACGACGGTGTACATCGTCGATACCGACATCATCGGATCCAGATTATGGGTGCCTCTGAACTACCGGCAGCGAACGGCTTTGGCCCCTTGATCGGGTCCAACCAGGCGTGGCGCTCGACGCCCTTGGCGTCAGCCCAGTCCTTGCGGGCGTAAGCCCCACGGCCATCGGGAAGTGTCGGTGCCTGCGGATCGTTGTACGTCCACTTGTTGTTGTAGCGGTCCATCATCACCTCGGCACCAGCGGCCACCGGAGCGGGAGCCGGGGTGTTCAGGTATGCCGGGACGTTGGGAGTGGGAGTGGACTGCACGCCCTGGTGGATGTCCACCACAGGTGCCACCGCCGAGAGGATCGGTGCCACCGCACCGAGGGCCTGGAGGGCCTTGATGCCGAGAAGCACACCGTCCAGGTAGGTGCCAGTCACCTCGTCGAGGTTCTGTGCGAACTCCTCGATGCCATCACCGCGCACCGTCAGAAGGTCACCATTGATCTTGGTCGTGAACGAGAACGCTGCTTCGGTTGTGGTCACTCAGGCTCCTAGGTCGGACGAGAAATCGGGGGTTACTGCTGACGGGCTGTAGGCGTAGCACTCGTTTTGGACCGAGCACGTACCACACATGGACGTAACGTGCGGGATGAAGATGTCATTCTCAACTGCTTGTGTGAAGTCACGAAACCAGCGTGCAATCATCGCTTCGTCTAGGCGACTAACGTCTTCGATGCCACTGAGTTCGCCCTTGCGGGTCATGTAGAACGACCCGAGGTTGGCCTTCACTCCGTAGCACTTCTCCAGGCCGATGCGGTAGATCGCCAACTGGAGGGGAGAGGCAGGCTCTCGTGAGCCTGACTTGAGGTCCACGATCAGGAGGTTGTCCGACTGGTCGATGAACACTCGGTCGATGTAGCCCCGGACCTTGACTCCGCCTGTCATCTCGAAATCTATCGGGATCTCGATCCCGGGAATCTGACCGTCGTCGCTGGCGACGAAGGCGGCCAGCGAGAGGTGTTCGTTATTCTCACGCCAGACGCCATAGTTCTGCACCATCACCGCACCGTGGACGGCCCACCACGCGGCATCTTCCTTGTTCGGGAAGGCCTTGGTAGCACGACCACCGGCACGCCACTCCTGGCCTGCACCAGCGTCGAGTTCCTTCTCGAAGGTCTCGTGGAACTTCGCTACCCCGATCTCGACAGCGCCGTTGTAGTCCCCTGGCTCTGCCCACAGGTGGGCGTCCAGCCACTCCGTGCCGGTGTGGACCGAGGTACCCCCGGCGAACCAGTAGGCCGGTCCCTGCTCCGCTCCGACGATCCGCTCCAGGCGGTACCGCTCACCGCACTGGAGCCAGCCGTCCAGCGCGGAGTAGGACACATGCGCCTTGCCCGTCTTGGTGAGCAGGCTCATTCGGTGAAGGTCCAATGCTCGGTGCCGTCTGGCAGGATCTCGTAGTCCCCGGTCCAGATGGACGCGATCATGGCGGCGGTGATCTCTTTGAGCCCAGCGGCAACCTGAAAATCTAAGGCACCGCGTTTGGCATGTAGGTGGTACGTGGTGCCATCCTTGGTGACCTTGACCAACGGATCAAAGGTCACAGCGGCTGTGCTCACTCAGTCTCCCTTGTTCTGCTCATGTGCTAATACTGTCATTAACACACTAGCAGTACACAAGCAAAGTCTAGTGTCCTATGTCACACCCTTTCGGTTGTGTACATTGGCGGATAAGGTGTCACACTTACAAGGCGGTGGGAGGGCATGGTAAGAGCCTTACTAAAGAGCCTTATTACATACGTAAAGCCCTAAGCCTTTAAAGGCTTAGGGCTATGTACGTAGTACTTGTTACGCGCGCGAGAGGTGAATCTCCTTGCGCCGGATAGGCGCACTGGTGCGGTGATCCTTTAGTCCCTTGTCAACGTAGTGGAACCCTGTCTCCGCGTCGTAGGCGACGACTGCCCGCTCTTTGCGGAGCATCTCCAGCCATGCGTCGAGCCGCTGGTCTTCGAGTTCGTTGAGGGTGCCGCCGTTGTCTCGGCGTCCCAGGAGTCGCAGCATCCTCGCTGCGTAGTGTGTGGCGTAGCCCGTCTTGACCTTCCAGGGGAGTGTCTCGGTATACCGAGGACGCTCGGTCGCTAGACCGTAGCGGATCATCGCGTTCGAGATTGCCGTACGACCGATCTTGTGGCCGGTCGTCTCGAACACCCGCTGTGCCATCTGCTTGTGGGTCAGGCCTTCCCTGATCCATGCC